TAACGAAGACGATTCTAACGAAGACGATTCTAACGAAGACGATTCTAACGAAGACGATTCTAACGAAGATGATTCCAATGAAGATGATAATTAATAATTTAAATGACTAATATAGTTATTATATTTAATTAATATGATATTATAGATAATAATATTATATTATTATAGTATAAATGGGTTTTGGTTATTTAGCTTTATCTACTAAAAGTGAACAGGACAATTATTTAATAGGTAATCCACAATTTACATATTTTAAAGCAGTCTATAGAAAACACACTAATTTTTCAATAGATTATCAATTATTAAATTTTCCTACCGATGTTTCTAATTTAATTAATAAAAAAATGTATATAAATATACCTAAAAATGGCGATTTACTTCATAAATTATATTTAATGTTTGATATTAGTTCTAGTTCAAGCGATCATTTACCACCTTTTTTATATAACTTTATAGAGTATATAGAAATATCGATTGGTGGACAATTAATAGATAAACATTACAGTGAATGGTTTGCAATATGGCACGATTTATTTGAAGATAAATGTAGTATATTAAATGAAATGGTAAGCACTAAAAATAATAATACAGGAAAAAAAACATTAACATTGCCCTTAATTTTTTGGTTTAATAGAAATATTGGATTGTCTCTACCCTTAATTGCACTTCAAAATAATGACGTTAAACTAGTTATACAATTTAAAAATAAAGACATGATTAACCGATTTGTATATGGTTATGATCAAAATAATCAAGAATCTATCGGTGCTGATTCTAATGTTGTTATTAACAATTTACAATTACTGGCTCAATTTATACATTTAGAAGAATCTGAAAGAAGAAATTTTACATCAAATAATCATGAATATCTTATAACACAAGTACAGAGTAGTAAAAATAACCCAATTAATAACTATTTAAATTTATATAACAGTTCTGATTTTGAATCTATAAATCATAAAATAGATGTTAGATTTAACTATCCAGTAAAAGAAATTTATTGGGGTATCCAAGATATTAAATCGTGGAACAATACCGGAACTATTTATTACGATAATAAATCATTATATGAATATAATTACTGGAATAATCATCGATATGGTAACGAACAAATGGGATTATGTAATATACTTATTAATGGAAAAGAATTAATGGATAACATGTATGCAGACTTTTTTAGAAATATACAGTTATATAAATATCATAAAGGAAATGGTATATACGGTATAGAAATGGATTCAGGTACTGGATTTGGTTATCCTGCTGCAAATACTATTAAATTAAATGAAGGTTTAGGAATATATAGCTACTCATTTAGTTTATATCCGGAGGAATTTCAACCTTCCGGAAGTCTAAATTTTTCTAAGTTGGATAATATACAGTTAAGATTTACTCTTAAAGAAAATCCAGTATTAGATTCGGGTGTAACTGGTAATGGTTCTTTAACTAATAAATATGTAGATATATATGCAGTTAATTATAATGTTCTTCGAATTATGAGCGGTATGGCTGGATTAGCTTTTATTAATTAAAATTAATTATAAAATTTAAAATATTATTTTATAATAAATGACTTATGCTAAAAATTTATTAGGTTATAATGGTGATGAAGATAACTATACAAAGAACAACACTAATAATACCTTTTTTAAAACATCTTTTAAAACATACTCTAATTTTGCAACAAATTGGATTGCAATTACTAATAATAATAAACCAAATCCTTCAAATACTTCATCTAAATTTCCTTCGAATTCAGAAACCTATTTTAGATTTCCATTACAAGGTGATATTATATTAGATAGTTTTTTAAGATTTAAACTATATGATAATAATGCTAATAATGGTATTAAGGATGTAAATATTAACAATACTGATGTAGGTATTGGTGAATATACTGCATTAAGTTTAATAAAAAATATAGATTTATTATATAACGATAAGGTAATATCCTCCCTGGATAAAAATTTCATTGCCTCCTATATGAAATTATCTAGTAATTGTAATAGTTATATCAAATACAGAAAATTTTCGTCATATAATAATAATTCAACTATATATGACAAATACATGCCTGATAATGGTAAGTATATTAAATATGTATGTCTACCTTTACCATTTTGGTACACAAAATCGGAAGGGTTAGGATTTCCTATGTGGGCACTAAATGATCCTAATTTAGGAATGAAAATAACATTAGAAAATTATGATAACAATAATATTTATGGCGAAAATACATGTAATATATTTGATATAGAACTATTAGCTAAATATGGATATTTAGATGATAAAGAAAAAGATATGTTTAAAAGTGTGCCTTTAGAATATAATATAGAACAAATTGAAATTACTAATAAAGTTATCTTAAAAAATAATATTTCATTTAATGAAAAAATAAATATACCTTATACTCATTTTGTAAAATGTATTATATGGAATATTACAGAAAATGACAAATTAGGATATAATGAAACTAAAGAAAAATTTGAATTTGATTCATGTAAAGGGATTAACAATACATCCCTTAGTTTAAATGGTAATATGGTATTTTCTAATACTTCTAGTAATATAACTTCAATTGTTAATAGACACATATATTTTAAATGTCCTGATTCGAATATTGATATTAATTCAGAAATAAAAGGTAAAAACGATTTAGATATTCATACACATTCTTTTTCAATTAATCCCTTAGACTATAAATTGTCTGGATTTTTAACTACTAGTAAATTTAATCAATGTATATTAAATATTCAAGGTACAACTCCTACTAATGACGATTTAAATAATTATAGCGTCAACGTTTATACACTAAAACACAATATTATTAGATTTAAAGATGGAATTATGGATATTTTATTTAATTAATTTTTATTTTTTTATAAAAAAAAAATATTTACATATATTATAAAATGGGAGGCGGATTAATGCAATTAGTCGCGTATGGCGCGCAAGACATATATCTTACAGGTAATCCTCAGATTACTTTTTTCAAAGTTGTGTATAGAAGACACACTAATTTTGCCGTTGAGTCAATTGAACAAACATTCAACGGATCAGCGGAACAGGGAAAGAAATTCTCATGTACCATCTCCAGAAACGGTGATTTACTCCACAGAGTATATCTTGAAGTAGATTTATTAAAAACACTTAATAACAATAACGCTAGCGCACCCAGTGCTAAATACGGTTTCAACTTAATTAATTACGTTGAATTAGAAATTGGCGGTCAATGCATAGACAAACACTACGGTGAATGGATGGCTATCTGGGTATCTCTTACCCACGGTGGAGATGGTCTATCACTATTAAATAAAATGATGCCTACCAACGTTGCCGGCGCGACCGCCGGCACTGAAAAGAATTACATTCCTCTCCAATTCTGGTTTTGCAGAAATCCGGGTCTTGCTTTACCCCTAATTGCTCTTCAATATCACGAAGTAAAGATTAATGTACAATTTAATGCTTCAGAATCGGACCGAGTGAATAATATTAGTAATTGCTGTGTATTCTGTGACTACATCTTCCTTGATACCGATGAAAGAAGAAGATTTGCTCAAGTCAGCCACGAATACCTCATTGAACAAGTACAATTCTCAAACAAACAAAGCACTACAGCTGATCAATCAACGCAGACAGAATTAAGATTCAACCACCCCGTAAAAGAACTTGTATGGGTAGTAGCAGACAGCACAGGAACCGAGGTAGCGCCCGTTTATAAGGGCGTAAATGATGCTCTTCTTCAATTAAACGGACACGATCGTTTCAAGCGCAGAAAGGGTTCCTATTTCAATACGGTACAAAGATACCAGCACCACGGTGGTTCTTCTCAAATAAGTTGCATGGGTACCGGTTTAGATAAAAATACCCACCTTTATTCATTCGCTCTTAAACCTGAAGAACATCAACCATCTGGAACATGCAATTTCTCAAGAATTGATAACGCCGTTCTTAATTTACACCAGGCCGTCGCTGGATCATTATCAATTTACGCTGTAAACTACAATGTACTTAGAATCATGAGTGGTATGGGTGGTCTTGCATACTCTAACTAAATAACTTTAATTTTAAATAAATTTATTTAAAATTAAATTATAAATTTATTTTTAATAGAATTAAATAATAAATTCAAATTTATTATCTTTATTATATATATAAAATGGGAGGCGGATTAATGCAATTAGTCGCGTATGGCGCGCAAGACATATATCTTACAGGTAATCCTCAGATTACTTTTTTCAAAGTTGTGTATAGAAGACACACTAATTTTGCCGTTGAGTCAATTGAACAAACATTCAACGGATCAGCGGAACAGGGAAAGAAATTCTCATGTACCATCTCCAGAAACGGTGATTTACTCCACAGAGTATATCTTGAAGTAGATTTATTAAAAACACTTAATAACAATAACGCTAGCGCACCCAGTGCTAAATACGGTTTCAACTTAATTAATTACGTTGAATTAGAAATTGGCGGTCAATGCATAGACAAACACTACGGTGAATGGATGGCTATCTGGGTATCTCTTACCCACGGTGGAGATGGTCTATCACTATTAAATAAAATGATGCCTACCAACGTTGCCGGCGCGACCGCCGGCACTGAAAAGAATTACATTCCTCTCCAATTCTGGTTTTGCAGAAATCCGGGTCTTGCTTTACCCCTAATTGCTCTTCAATATCACGAAGTAAAGATTAATGTACAATTTAATGCTTCAGAATCGGACCGAGTGAATAATATTAGTAATTGCTGTGTATTCTGTGACTACATCTTCCTTGATACCGATGAAAGAAGAAGATTTGCTCAAGTCAGCCACGAATACCTCATTGAACAAGTACA